GTAGTAGTCAGGGATGACCGAACCGTTGTCCGTGTACGTCGTGGTCACGCCGTCGATGTCGGCAAGGTACTGGAAGATGCTTCCAGCCTCGATGGTCGGATGCGACGGGCTAGCACCGGTCACGCTACGGCGACGGTAGATGCGCTTGTAGATTCCGCTTCGGCTGTAGCGCAGCGAGGCGCTGTCTCCGAAGTTCAACTGCCAGTCGATCTCTGGAAGCGTCAGCACCACAGACGGGCCAGGGTACGTTCCGACCGTAGCCACGCTGCTCACAGGCGACGGTGCGCTCTCCCACATCGGAAGCGGCGTACCGTTGTTGCTGCTGAACTCTGCGTCGCGCTTGCCCCAGCAGTAGGTGAAGACGTACTCAAACGACCCGATGGGTTCAGGGCCGACCCACGTTCCCTGCTCGCCAAGCGCAGTCAGTGCAGACTTGACCGGAGCGTCGATCTGGAAGTGCTTGCCACGAGCGCAGTACTGCGGACGCCCGATGACGTTGCCTCGGATGTTGTCGTGCTCCATGTAGGAGGCGAACGACTGCGGAAGGCAGATGATCTGCGAGACGTTCGGGTCGTGGATGCCACCATCCACAAGTTCCATCACGTCGTCAGCAAAGAAGAAGTCGGGCTGGTACAGCCGGAAGGTCACGTTCGTGATCGGAAGGATCGTGCTTTGCAGCGGACGATCAAGGCTCACGAGGTACTGGTTCAGGTGCGTCAATTTCACCGTCTCAAGCCAGAACTCACGGCACTGGCGACGATGCCACACGCCCTTCGCGTCCTGAAACTCGATGTGGTAGATGCCGTTCCACGTTCCGTCAGTCTCCGGAACCATGTTGAGGCCAACACCAAGACCGAACGACATGACGTACGAGTCAGTCGTAGACGACACTCCGCGACCGAAGTCTGCCTGCGTGAAGTCCTTGTTGACCACCACATGGTCAACGTCAGGGATGACAGCAGCAGGCACGTCCGACGCGATGCGCTGGAGTGCGAGGTTCAACACGTCGTCAAGCTCGGACGAGAAGCCCTTGGTCGTGTCGGCGTTCCACGCCCGCACGGTAAGCAGCCTGTCGCGCCAGTCTTTCTTGTTCATGTTGACCTCCTAGCACGAAGCCGGTGACAGGAGCATATACCCCTGCCACCGGCCTGTGTCGCCCTAGTTAGGACTAGGGAACGCTGACGTACGCCGTGGTGGTCGAGCCAGCCGCGCCATCGTCCGCGAGAGCGATGGCAATCGCGCCAGCCACTTCATCGGCGTTGGTCAGGGTCGCATTCTTGGTGCGGCCAGACGTGGCGTCGGTGATGAGCGTGGAGTCAGCCGTGACCGACCCGTCGCACAGAACGGTGCCAACACCCTCACAGAGGATGAAGCCGTAGGAGCCAGCGGCGATAGCGTTCTGCGAAACACCCAGCACCTTGTAGCGCGGGGTCTTGGCAGTAACGCACACGATACCCGTACCAGAGGACACCGTGGTCGCCTTGCGCTGCACGACGGTGCCAGCCGCAAACGCGGTGGAAGCCTCGCTGTTCAGGACGTAGCGCCAGAACTTCGTGCCGTACACGGCGTCACGGGTGACGACCTTGTAGCCGAGCTTGTAGAGAGCGGTGGTGCTGGTCGCAGTCACCGCATCAGCGGTAAATTCGGGAAGCATGTTTCAGTCCTCCTTTATTAAGCCGCGCCGCCGGCAATGCAGCCGTGGGCGGGGAACTTGGTGAGCACCATCTGATGGTGCAGCTCGACCTTCGCGGTAACCGCGTCCTGCTGAGCGATCTGGTCGGTGAAGTCGGAGATCGTCATCTTCTGGACGTGGATCAGCTCAAGGAAGTCGGTGTTGATCATGTAGACAACACCGGTACGCGGGTCGAACTCGCTGCCGCCCGGAGCAGAGAAGTCCGTGGTCAGGTCGATCAGGTTGGAGGCGTAGACGCCGCCGACACCGATCACGTCCTGAATGAGGTTGGACGACTTGTCCGTGTTCTCCGGCAGAGCGGTGAGACGAACGAGGTCGAGCTTTGCATTCTGGTAGTTACCGAACGTGTCGTCGTCCATCACGATGATGTCCGGGCCACCGTTCGGCTTGCCAGCGTACTGCGCGCACTGACGGTACAGCTTGCGGATCTTGCTGATGCCGTCCGTCGCGAAGGACGTGATCTGCTGCGCCTGGTTGAAGTGGTAGTTCGCCTGGCTCTTGGCGACGTTCTGGACAGTCTGCGTCTGGTTCGCGGGAGCCGCGAAGTCGAGCAGGCCGTTCGTCACGCCAGTGCCGATGCCAGCCGTGAACTGACCGTTGAAGGTCGTGAAGCCAGCAAGCTCCGCGCTGTCGATGGCGATGCCAGACGACGCACCCGTGAGCAGGTACTTCTCGTAGTCGACCGTGAAGCCGTCCATCGTCACCTTGGGGTAGGTGTCGATGAGCTTGATCGCGCCGAGACGCCCCTTGTTCTGGAGCAGCTCCTTCTTCGGGATGTTGATCGGCAGCACCACGCGGTGGAACTCGACCTGGTACTTCTGGCTCTTCTTGTACCGAGTCATGTCCAGCGTCTCGTCGCCGTTGAAGATGCCGGTGCCGCGAGCGGGCGAACCGGACATGATCGAACGCTCGATCTGAGTACCGCCGTCAGCGGTGATGCGGCCCTTCTTCTCAAGGGCACGGAAGGTGGGGACGTTCTGGTAGAACGCGCTGACCATCGGCCCCTTGAGGTCGGCCAGCGTAGTATTGAGAAGTTCGACGGAAACCGACATAGTCGTGGCTCCTGAATAAAGGAAGATGAGGAAGAGTGCTTGCTCGCCTTCCCATCATAGGAGCCAGACCGTGCCGAAGCCTACGGATGCTCTAGGTGGGGGCTATCGTCACCGTAAGCATGTGCATGACAGTCTGTCAAGCGCGACAGAATGTCACTCGTCGTCAGGCTCACCCATGGCCTGCTGACGCAGCGCACGGATGGCGTCGTCGTAGGAGTTGAACTCCTTGGACGTGCGTGTGCTGGTCGGGTTCGGCCCATCACCAGGCGCCTTGCTGGCTCGCACACTCGGAGGCGGCTCGACCTTACGAGGGCCAAGAGGCTGCGGCTTCTGCGGCATGATGGCTCGCGTCATCTTCGCTGCGGTGTCGCTATCGAAGCCAGACTCCAGCAGACGGAGGAAGTGAGCGAACGCGCCGCTCTCGTTGCCACCTTCATCCACGCTGTAGTCTTCGTAGATGTCGGGGAAGTCGGCCTTGAACTTTGCGTCGAAAGCCTCGGCCTCCTTCGCAACGACCTGCTCCTCGTAGGAGAGGAACTTGTTCTGCCACTCATCACGCTCGCGCTGAAGAGAGGACAGCGAACCATCCTTCTCTTCAAGCGCCTTGGTGAGCGACGAGATCTTCTCGTTCAGTTCAGCCATGGAATCGTCAGAACCAAGGAGGCGCTGGAGCCACTCTCCGTTGTCCTTCGCAGACTCAAGAGACTTCTGAAGTTCAGTCTTCTCCTGCTGCCAAGACTGCTGTCCCTTCTTGAACTCATCGAACTTCGACTGGTAGCCGCGCTGCCAGTTGCCGTACTTTGACTTCAAGCCGTTCTCGACGGTAGCGCGTGCCTGTTCGGGCAGCGTGCTCCACCACGGTTGGGTCTTGAGACTGTCAAGCTCGCCGTTCCATTCAGAGGATACGCCCTCGCCACCGCTACTCACGGTAGCAGAGGGAGAAGTGTCTCCACCAACGGGCGACGATGGCGAGGACGCAGCCTCCGCGCCTGTATCCTGCACAACCTCGGTAGTGCTCGTTTCCATGGCTTCTCCTAGTAGTTCTACTTTACTGGCCCACCAACGACCCAAGCATCGCATGTACGAGACGACGCGCACTTGAAGTCGAAGAACTCACAGAATCCAAGGTCACCGGCTTCTACGACGTCATTCGCGTCGCGACCGATGCCTTCCTTGATGCACGCTAGAATCGCAGGCTTCTGGTTGAACGCAGCACAGTTACCGCAAAGCATCGTCTTCGCCTCTTCAACAGAGGTGCGCATACGCTTTGCCTTTCCAGCCCAGTAATCCTCGTTGGGTTCACCAGGGTTAGCCGGCCCATAGGCCGCAGTGTCGATTGCCTTCTGCCTGTTCTTCAGGTTCGTCTTGATGTCTTCAGTCGCAAGCGGACAAGATGCATTGTCTTCAGACTCTGCACCTTGCCGCATGGTACGGATGGTGTCTCCGTAAGAAGCCATCACATGCCCATACGCATGCGGTACGCCTTAGCCTTGCCGTCGTCTTCCATGCCATCCTCGGCCATGTCAGACATCTCGGCCTCCTTCTTCATCTTGTCCATCTTGGACGAGACAGAAGGCATGGCCTCCTCGGAGGTAGACTCCTCCTCCATGCCCATCTCCGCGCCAGGCTTCTCGACCTTCGCGAGGACGATCTTGACCATGGCCGGCTCGGACTTGTACATCGATGCAAGCTCCTCAGGCGACTTGCCCTTGGTCTTGTCATCGAGCTGGCTCGCCATGAACAGCGCCTTGGCGTCCGTGGTGAGGTTGAGTTCCTTGATCATGGCGGCGAGCGGCTCAAGCTTGCCCTCGGACTCGGCCTTGTCCACGATCTTCATCAGCGTCTCACGAAGGCGGTTCGCCATCATGGAGTCGTCCTTGCTCATCATGTCGTCCATCACTGCCTCCTGAAGTGTCGACCACTAAGCGGGTCGTACCCGTTATTGCGCTCACGGATGACCTCGGCCCACTGCTGTGAGTCAAGACCACGGGCACGGCGCGCTTCCCATGCTCGATGCTTGTGGAAGTCTGCACGCTCGGCACGATCCGAGTTGCTGACCTCAACGATCTTCTGACCGGTGTTGCGCTCAACAACAGCCTTGTAGGCGTTCCAGTCTTCGCGAGACTCGTAGGTGATGCCGTCGTGCGTGAGCGGCTTCCACATCTGGGACGTGGACGCGACCTTTGCACCCTGCGGATACCACCCGTTCTTGCGAGGCTTGCCACAGTCAGGGCACGGAGGCGGGCCTTCAGAGCGACGGTACAGGACGCCAATCTCCCAGTGCCCGTCTTCGCAGTTCAGGTCGAACGTGATGAAACTCATGTGGTAGCGATCTCCTCTTCACTAATCGGTGCAGCCGCCTCGTTGGCGACAGCCTGCTGCTGAGGAGGCATCTGCGCTGCGGGAGGAGCAACGCCTTGAGCCTCAAGCACGGCTGCTTGATCAACAGGTGGCTGTGCAGCCATAGCCTGTGCAGGCTGCGGCGGCACACCGGGAGCGCCCTGCGGAGCCTGCTCTGGCTTCAGCAGACGAGGCGAAAGCTGGAAGACCTCAAGGAACTGCTTGGTGACCTCAAGAGCATCGACGTACGGGTTGTTGAGCAGAAACTGCATCGCAGCCTTGAACTGCTCCTGAAGCACCGCACGGTTCGACTCCATCGGGGAGTACGGCACGACCTTGAACTTCGCACGCACGTTCTCAAGCGAGGACGGGTGGATCGGCTCGGCGTCGGAGTAGCCAGTGAACTCTACGATCTTCTCCTCACGCATGAACTTCATGGCGAGGAAGGCCATCTTCTCTGCGACCTGCACAGTGACCGTGTCGATCTTGCGCTGACGAGCAGACAGACGGTTGCGGAGCTGGCCCTCGACAAGCGCCAACTCGGTCGCGGTACGAGCGCCAGTGACCTGACCACGCTGAGCATCAGCGAGCGCAGACACCGTGGCGATGCTCTTCTCCAGCGAGGACGCCATCTCAAACAGCGCACCAGGAGGCTGCGGCATCGGCCACGCGTAGAACGAGTCGGCCATGCTCTTGCCGCTGGTGGTGCGGATACCCACCATGCTGCCGACAGGAGCCTCCTGCGCCACCGCAACATCTTCGCTCTGAAGCGCCGTGCTGTCGTACCCAGTCTTCGGGATGGACAGACGAGCGATGTTCAGCAGGTAGGTGCGGATGTGGTTCAACTCCTCCTGATTGTCGCTGATGAGTGCGATGTCCGAGAGGCCACGGCAGTCCTCGCCGTTGTTGTTCAGCGTGAGGACAGAGTACGGGCAGTAGAGGAGCGCGTCCTCAAGGAGCGGCTCATCATGGTCGAGGTGCATGTGGACGACACGGTTGCTCTCGATGTCGTAGACCTCGTAGACCGTGATCCAGTTCTGCCAGTCCTTGAGCTGCTGACGAGAGACAGCCGTACCAAGGTCGTAGCCGAGCCACTTCGGATAGGTGTCGCCGTGGATGCTGTTGGCCCACGGCTTGTACAGCCCGTTCTTGATGCGGGACTTGAACTCGTCCTCGCTGATGACCGTGGCCTCGACCCAGTAGCGGATGTCGGACGGACGACGCGCCGTGAGGTCGAAGAACACAGCCCGCATGTCACAGGCCCGCACCAAGGGCAGGTCGTTCTTCTCGTCCCACACGGTCTTGAGGATGCCGCGACCGTAGAGCACTGCGTCCTGCACGGCCAGCACAAGCTCACTGTAGTAGTCGCTGTGGTCGAGCGAGAGATTGACTACGCCCTCCATTCCCTTGAGCGCATCACCAGGCGCCGGCCCACGCGACAGCGCAGTGACCTGCGGGTTGCGAGGCACGAGCGTAGAGAGCGCAGTCTCGGTGATGGCGAACGTGAGGTTGATGCTGGTGACCAGCAGCTCGCTCTCGGTCGGGCCAGCAGACTCACGGTCGGTGTAGAACTTGCCCTGATAGAAGCGCAGCAGCCGGTCGAAGGCCAGCTTCTCCGTGCTCTTGAACGACTGTACATGACGGTCGATTGTCGGACGGTACTCGGAGAGCTTCATGGGTGGATCCCTAGGGTCTTGTTGCGACGCGGCTTGAAGAGTTTGTCGAGGGTTTCTACAGAGATTGATGCAGTCTGCCCCGGCTTCATGACGACGTTACGCGTGGAGGATGCTGGCCGCAAGCCGTATCCCCGCTTGCGGAACACCGCAGCAGCAATCATCACCGTGATGGCTCGGTCGAAGTGATGGCGTCCATGCTCACCCTTGCCGCGCTTACGGCTTTCGCCATCCCACTGAAGCAGCTGATGGATGGTCGCCTTGGTGTGGAGCTTCATCTCACCGGCTCGCAGCATCTCTACGAGGACGACGATGGCGGCGCTCTTGCCGACGCTGGTCATGTACCAACCGGGATGACTCGGCCCCGTGTGGTAGAGCTTCGGGCAGCGCATACCTACGAGCGCCTGCACGCACGCAGGAGCGTTCGACTCTACGACAACCTCGCAGTCCCATGCCTGCTGGATGCGGAGGATGCGAGCAGCGAGGCGACCTGGGTCTTCACGACCCGACCACGACATGACCTCGCTGTGATCCCACGCGTTCCACAGCGTGATGGCGCTAGGGTCACCGTCGCTACCGTAGCCGGCAGGGTCGCAGGTCAGGACGTACGGGCATCCTTCCTCGCGCTCCTCGTAGTAGTGCTCGTTGTTGTCGATAGTAGTGGTCGCATCCGTAAGCATGTGAAGGAGCGAGTCAGACGGAAGCACGTTGCCGCTCTCCGTCGTCCATCCGTCGTACGGGCCGTACGGGTACTTGTGCCGGAACTTGGAGTCCTCACCGACGAACTCCGTGTCGAGACGCTGACGACGGAAGGCGAGGTGAGCGTAGGTGATGCCCTCTAGTTCCTCCATGATCCGCAGCTCGCTCTGGTCAGGAACGAACGTCGGGTCAATCACGGTGCAGGAGTCATCCAGCCACCACTTGAGGAACACCGGATGGAACTGACTGGAGCCTTCTAGAGCCTTCAGCCACATGGTGTGGGACGTCGTGCCCTGCCGGCCTGGCGTAGACTCCATCACCACGCGTGCGTTCTGCCGCTTGGCGACAGACGGGAAGAAGTGCGCGTTGAAGTTGTCTTGGTCGCTGAACTCGTCGTACTCGGTCACGACCACACGGTCAGGGCTGTTGCCGATGGCCGGCGTACCCGTGGCTGCGGTGATGGTCTTGATGCGTCCACCGTGGACGAACTCCATCTCGCGCTTCGCAGGGTCACGACCTGACCGAGTCGGGATGCGGATGGCATCCGGCAGGTAGTCGTAGGCGTAGCGAGCACGGCCCCACGCAGTCTCTGCCGTGTCGTACTTCTCTGCGATGAGGACGCCCTGAACGCCAGGTGTGTACATGCACTGGCCGAGCAGGTCGAGGATCATCAGCGTCGTGATCTTCGCCTGACGATACTTCTTGATCATCACCCAGCGATGGTTGATGCAGGCGTCGAGCACCTGTCGCTGGGTCGGCGTGATGTTGAGCGAGCCGATGCTCTCGTCTTCACGGACGATGCGGCAGATGCTGATGAACTTGTCGCGCTCCATCGCAGCGCGGACAGCAGCAGCATCGAGCGGCACACCTGTGGTAGTTCGGGCCATGCTCGCTCTTATCTACTTCTTCGGCAACTTTCCATGGCCTGCCTTCTTTGCCACAGAAAGCGCGATGGCGATGCGCTGAGCACGAGACATCTTTGGCTTCTCGTGCTTCATCTTGCTGATGTTTTCACCGATGGCCTTACGGCTAAACTCTTCAGATAGCGGCATCTTTCACCTCGACCGTGGTCTAGCGCAGCATGAGTGATGGTGGTAGTTTAGCGCATCCCGCGTAGCACATCCCGTGCTGGAGGGCGGGAGGCCGCAAGGCTCCGGAGGACTCAACAATGCCCTACATCCGTCGCGACTTCATCAAGAACGGCGAAGTCACCGCTCCCAAGCTTTCTAGCAACGCCTTCAGCGGCACCATCCTCGCGAACGCTACGACGTTCAGCGCCGACAACACCGCTCCTACGCTGGTGTCTCCGCTCGTCGTCCCGTTCGCCTTCGCTGACGGTACTGGCACCGTCTCCGTGACGATGCCTTACAAGGTGCGCGTCATCAACGTGAGCCATCTCAAGGTCGCGGCGAACGCTGGCGGCAACAACACCGTGCAGGTCTTCAACGGTGCTAGCGCCATCACCGGAGCCATCGTGGCTTCTGGTAACGACCAGGTGCTTCAGACCACGGGCTTCTCCATTGACGACGCGCAGATGGACGTCGCTGCCGCTGGCCTGCTGAAGGTCACGAGCACGAAGGTTGGCACCAACAGCGCCTGCATCGTCTACGTAACCGTCCTGCGCGTGGCCTAATGAGCGCCATCGCCCCGCAGCCCGTCTCGCGGTTGACGGGCACGACGGCTGCTTCCAGTGCGACGACGCAGACCGCGCTCGTCATCTCGGATAGCCGCGTGAAGGTGATCATCCGTCGCGTCAAGATCAAGCGTACTGCTGGTACGGCTGCGAACTTCACGCCGCGCATCTACAAGGTGAGCGGTGCGACGTCTGGTAGCATCAACCAAGAGTTCCTTGGTAGCGCAACGGCTGTCGCCAGCCTCTTCGACACGGTCGCAGAGGTGTACGTCTTCACCGATACGAACGGTCAGCTCTACCTTGAGCCTGGCCCTGACGCTGGTGCGGACAACACCTTTCAGTACGAAGTCTACTTTGAGATCGTGAGGTAGGCATGTCTGACCAAGTGCTTCCGACTCCTTTGGACGGTGGCGGTGGCGGTGGCGGCGCACCTACGTCAGCGCAGTACGTCACGCTGGCGACGGACGCCACGCTCACGAACGAGCGTGTGCTAACGGCGGGAGCGAACATCACGCTCACGGACGGAGGGGCCGGAAGCACGGTCACTGTTGCGGCCTTGTCTGGTGCTGTGCGGTTCAACACCGTGACGACGGCGGCGACGCCGTATGCGGTGACCAGCACCGACAACATCGTCTTCGTCAACTCCGGTGTCGCGCAGACGATCAACCTTCCCGCAGCCGCTGCTGGGTTGACGGGCCGCACCATCACGGTCAAGCGCATCGGGATCTCTGCCCCAACCGTCACCATAGCCTCTCTAGGCGGGCTTATTGACGGTGCTCTTAACCGCACGCTCAACAACCTTGAGTCGATCACCGTCGTCTGCGACGGCTCGAACTGGTGGACGGTATGAGTAACCTCGCAAACGTCGTGGGCCTCTTTGGGGATGGTGCTGACGGAGACTTCACGCTCGTTGGTGACTACACGCAGACCACCGAGAAGCGTTGGAACAACCTAGACGTTGGCCCATACAACTACAAGCCCGCCGGCTACCGCATCCTCGTCAAGGGTACCTTGAGCATCGGGATCTTGGGTTCGATCAACGACGATGGGAACCCCGGCGTCGGCGCCACGGGTGGTGCGGCACTAGGTGCTCGCGGCCAGCTTGACGCTCAGGCTGGCGCTGGTGGCGCTGGGTTTACGTCGTCCATCGTCACCAACGCGAACGGCAACGCCGGAAGCAGTACGACGGGTGCGACGGGCGCGGGCAGCGTCTACAACCCCGTGGATGTGCTCCCCACGGGCGGCGCGGGTGGCAACTCCACGACGCGCTCCGGTGGTGCTGGTGGTGCCGCCGGTCATGTGGGTGGCGGGCTGGCGAAGATCAACCAAGCAAGCCCGTGGGCGGGCCGTCACCCGAACGGCTACCTCAAAGGTGGAGGCGGTGGCGGTAGCGGTGCGCTTACGAACACTGCTGCAACGACATCCGTGTCGGGAGGCGGCGGGAGCGGCGGCGGCGGCGTGTGCCTCATTGCCAATCAGATCTCCAACGGAGGTCGCATCTCCGCGAACGGTGGCGCGGGCAGCAACGGCAGCGTGACCACCCCTGCGTCGAACAACGTGGGTGGCGGTGGTGGAGGCGGTGGAGGCTATGTGCTCATCACCACGAACACGCCCGTAAACCAGTTGGGCAACGTCCTTGCTAACGCTGGTGCCTTTGGTATTGGCGCAGGAACCGGTGGCCTCAACGGCAACCTAGGAGCGGCTGGATCTGTCCTTATCTTGAGCTTCGGAGGCCAGTGATGACCCAGAACATCCTCATCATTCCCGCTGATGCTGTTGTCGCTGACTACATCGCCATGGCGCAGCAGAACAACTGCGTCGGCATCCTCCGTGGAATCCCGGCTAGCCTTCAGACTCTTGCGGATGAGGAAGGCTGGATCCTTCCGCACATCTATGCGGAGTCTATCCCCGAACCGGTAACGCCCGACAACGTCTAGGAGGCATCATGCCCATCACTTCCGTGGAAGCCGTCGACATCGGCACCGACGCCTACGAGGTTGTCCTCTTCCTCCAGAAGGCGCTCAAGGTTGACGAGGACGGCAAGAAGAAGCTCGACAAGGCCGAGATGGTCGTGCTGCTCAAGATGCTGGCTCCGCTGGCCGCGAAGATCACCCGCGACATCTTGGACTAAACCATGAGCCAGATCTTCCCGTCTAGGTTTGTTGAGTTTGTCGGTGCTGCATCGGCAAAGCTCGGCAATGCCGTCGTGGTCGATCAGGTCAACGGCGACGACACGACTGGTGCAATCAACGGGCTTCCGTTCAAGACGGTGAACGCTGCGGTCGCCTACGTCGCTGGACTCACGCTTCCTGCTGGTGGTGTGACCATCTGGGTCATGCCTGGAACCTACGCGCTGACGTCTGGCATCACGATGCGGGACACCTGTTCGATGCGTGGACTGTCGCTTCAGACGACGCGCATCACATGGGCCGCGTCGGCTCCAGGATCGACCGCTACTCTTCTCACGATGGGCGAGAACACTCGCGTCGAGGACTTGAGCCTTACGCTTACCTCGACTGATGCCACGACGAACCTCGTGGGCATCGCGCTCCCCGGCACGACTAGCGTAAACAGCAAGCTGCGGGTGTCTGTCCTCACCGTAGACAACTCCACTCTCGCGGTCGGGACGACGACGAACGTGTACGGCGTCATGTGCAGCGGAGCTGGAGCGCTTGGCCCCGCCACGTTCAGCTTCAACATGCTGAAGGGTTCGACCATCAACGTGAAGTCTAACGGCGGTGGCAACAAGTTCGGCATCTTCATGCCCAGCACATCGGCGTCGGAGATCAGCACCCGCGACATGAACATCTACGTTGCGGCCCCCACGACGGCGACGAGCACGGGATTGTACGTCGGGTGCTACACCGACAACATCAACTCGCAGGTTCAGTTGCGGACGACGAGTGTGGCGGGTTCGCCTTACCCCGCCGTTGCGCTGAAACTGCCCGTCGTGCTCCGAACGGATGCCAACATTGCGGTGTTGACCGGAACCCCCGTGATCCAAGGCGTCACTCTCGTCGCAGGCGACCGTGTCCTTGTTGCGGCGCAGACCGTGGGTACGCAGAACGGAATCTACGTCGTCGCGGCTGGAGTGTGGACACGCGCCCTTGACTACGCTGCCGGCGTTGCTGCTCTCGGAGCCTATGTCTTTTCGGACGGCGGGACGTACGTTCACACGGGATGGGAGTGTACGACGGTAGGTAACGTAGGAGCGGTCGCGCTCACGTTCGTCCAGCGGTACGCGGGCGGCGACATTCTTCAGAACGCCCCGCAGGCTGGCTTCGGGACGAACGGTATTCAGATCGGCCCCGGAACCGACCTAGTCACGCGGACGGCATGCAACCATGCCTTCACCACCTACGTCACGCCGTCCACGTTGATCTATGGCCTCAACGCAGGCATCGCATCGAGCGCAGTTGGAACCGTGCGATACGCATGGCCGGGAACGTTGACCAGCGGTGGCGACACGACGCAGGTCTTCTACAGGATCCAACAGAAGAGCGTCATGCAAGGGTTGTTCATCAACTTGCGTACCGCTCCTGGTGTCGGGCAGTCTGTGGTCGTGACCATTTTGAAGTCGAGCACGGGTGTGGCAGGAAGCGGCGTACCCACAGCAATGACGGCGACCATCACAGGCGCTGCGACCTCGGCCACGAACTACCTCACCAGCGTGGACTTTGCGCAGTTCGACTTCCTCGCAGTTCAAGTCACGGGCATCGGGAACGCAAACGCTGCCGCTGACCTCGTTGTTGAAGTCGACCTATTCTAAAGGAAAAACAGATGGATCCCGCCATTGAACCTACACCAATCGAGGCAGCGCCGGCTCCGTCAGTACCGGTGGAGGAAGTTCCGCTTCCTGTTCCTGCTGGAGTGGACGCGCTTGTGGCTGATGTACAAGAGCTGGCTTCTGTCGCCGCCCCCGTAGCCGTGGAGCCGACCGCACCGTTCTCTTCGCTCTACCATTCTGCGTGGGGAACCATTTGCGCCATCGTTGCTGGCGTTCTCATCATCATCGCCATCCAGGTGAAGGTCGCCCGCATCTTCGGCAGCGCGAAGAACGTCATCGAAGCGTTGACCTACTTCGCGACGAGCATAATCGCCGTCCTCGTCGGCATCTACGTCTGCGACCTGCTCATCGCTGGCCCCGACGTGCTCCTCCTGCGCGAAGGCGAGCGGTCGGCCATCGTCGGATTTATTAAAGACACATGTTTATTGGTATTTGCGTATTTTTTTGGGACGAAGACGGCCTCTTCTCCCGCTGCACCTCCTACCTCGGAGTGACTATGAGCATCACCCCCGCGCAGAAGCACGTCGTTGACTGCATCATCGCCATCTTTGAGACTGGCAAGGTGCCTAGCCCTAGCGCCTACAGCGCCTGCACCGTGCTCGCTGACGGGGCCGGAATCTCCTACGGCAAGCACCAATGCACCGACAAGGCCGGCTCGCTCGACTTGGTCGTGAAGAAGTACATCGCCAAGGGTGGGCAGCACGCCTACGAGATCGCGGAGTTCCTTCCGCAGCTCGCGACGAACGAGAGCACGAAGGTTCCTCCTGCTGGCCCGCACCCGCACTGGCTCCAGAGCCTCATGAACCTTCTCCGCATCGCTGGTGCTGACCCGAAGATGCGAGAGGCGCAGGACGAGGTCTTTGACGAGCACTACTTCGCGCCTGCCGCGAACATGTGCAATGACATGGGCCTGAAGCATGCTCTGTCGTGGGCTGTTATCTACGACACATGCATCCACTCTGGCCCTGGAATGGTAGCGAACATGCGGAAGAGGTTCGCAGCGTCGCCCCCGAGCCGTGGTGGAGACGAGGTGCTGTTCATCAAGCAGTATCTCCAGGCCCGCGAGGACTGGCTGAAGAGCAACGCCAACCCGCTGGTTCAGAAGACGGTCTACCGGATGGACGCGTTCCAGATCCTCGTAGACAACAACTTCTGGAACCTCCAAACGCCGTTGACCGTTCGCGGCGTGAAGATCGCGTAGGGGGCACCATGAGCAACGACACGACGACTACGTCTGCTCCGTGGATGTCTGCTCCGGTCAAGGTTCCCGTGTGGGCCTTGCTCGCTATCGGTGCAGCCATTGCAGGAACCGGTGGAGCCGCCATGTTCGGCAACCCCACCGGCCAGCATGAGAGCGACGATGCGATCATCCAGCGTGTCGACTCTATCGAGCGTCGGCTTGAGAGGATCGAGAGCCTGCTGATGCAGATGCAGAACCAGCGGTAGGCATCGGCAGGTTGTTCCTCTCGCAGTACCGGCGCAGCGTCATCGCGGCGTTGTGCTTGGCCTGCTTGCCAGACCATGCACCGACGATGTCCGCGCACTGCTGGTAGGTCTTGCCATCACGCCGCAGCTGCCAGATCTTGCGGCCCAGACTGTCGCGGCTACGCCTCGTTCGGAAGGCCGCACGCGTGTGCAGACCGAAACGACGGAACGCAGCGTACAGACTCTGGTAGGACACGCCGTAGTCGCTAGCCACCTTGTCTAGGTCTTCACCAGTAGAGATGCGCTTGTGCGCCTCGATGACCTCGGTGCGCTTCCACATCTTGATGTCCATCCTCAAGCGAAGACCGCGCTTGTGGAAGAGCTGCTTGATCGCACAAGGCGTGACTCCATGCTCTTTGGCGAGAGCATCAACAGACTCTCCACCGATGTAGTACCGGTGGTAGATGGACTTCACCAAAGGGTTCGTCCACTTCTTGCGAGTGTTGATGCTCTGCCTCTGCTTGCTACCTGACCTGAAGATCACCTTGTAGACAGCACTCGCAGAGATGCCGTAGCTCTCACCGATGCTGTCGTATCGCTCGCCAGCATCGACCCTACGGCACATCTCTGCGACGAGGTCAGTTGTCCATCTCAGCGGCCTCGCCATGGTTCAACTCGCTGCAAGTGTCGATGTAGGTGAACCATCCCTGAAGACGCTCGATGTCCCAGCGATAGCGGTTACCGAACCGCAGCCACGGGCAATGCTCCGTGTCTCCGTAGTCTCGCATGAGCTTACGCAGAGTCGGCAGCGACACCCGCAGTAGCGTGGCGACCTCCTTGGAGGTCAGGTAGCGTGGGTTCACAGTGAATCCTTTGCCATGAGTTTGGCTAGCTGTGCCGCATCGATGCTGTCTGCTTCGATGCTAGCGCTTCGTTCGTCATCGTCATGCTCTCTGTCTAGCAGGTCATCCATGTAGTCGAGGATGTCGCGAGCGACCTTGGCACGCATGGCGTACCTGTCTCGCTCGTGCATCTCCATGACCACGACAATGAATGCTCGCAGACGCCTGGCGTTCTCGTTGGTCAACGGAACCTCACGCCGCGCTTACGCGAGATGCAGAAGCCTGGCTTGGAGGTGCCTGCCTTGAGCGCAGCAAGAGCAGCACGCTTGTCAGGCTCGACCTTGGTACGCGTCCATTCCGCAGGCCAGTCGGTGATGTCTTCAGGAGCGAGGATGCTTTCAGTCTCCTGAAGCCACGCGGTGTACTGCGGCGTCTTGACCTTCGGCTCCTCACCGAGCTTCTCACGGGCCTCAAGCAGAGCAGCCGCGAGGTCACGGATGCGCTCGCCTGCAACCTCGTAGCCCTTGCGGCGTTCAGCCAGGCGCTTCTCATCTGCACGGATGAACTCCGCTTCAGCGTCGAGGCGACGGATTACTGTCATACAGGCGTATAGCTTGTCCTCACTCTTCGCGAGGAAGTCGATGAGCGTCTGCTCGGCATCGACCGTGAGCACGCCGTTGTCCATCTCGACCATGTCGAGTAGGTCGCGGCTCATCGTCAGCAGTTCGTAGGTAGAGGTAGACATTAGAACGGGATCTCCTCGTCAGGGCCGGGAGCGTTGCGGGATGGGGCGGGCCGGCTGTTCGACGGACGGCTGTCGTCGCTCTTGCCGCCGCCCATGAAGCGCATCTGGTCAACGATGATCTCGGTGCTGTTGACCTCGACGCCGTCCTTGTTGGTGTACTTGCGGTACGAGATCTTGCCCTCGACGTAGACCTTGCTGCCCTTGGTCAGGTACTGCTTCGCCAGGTCAGCGAGCTTGCCGAAGAAGACGAGTCGATGCCACTCCGTCTTCTCTTCGCCGTTGCGCTTCTCGCTGGTAGCGAGGCTGGTGTTGGCGACTATGCCGTTGCTGACGTCGCGGGTGGTGACGTCCTGTCCGACGTTTCCGATGAGGATGACTTTGTTGACCATGACTGCTTCTCCTTACTGGTTGGTGTAGGCAGAGAGGGACGCCTTGCCCTTCTCGCTCTTGATGAAGGCGAGGAGCTTCTCGCGCTGCTCGTTGTCCATGGCAGACGGACGCGCACGACCGAGCGACTCGCACCAGTTCGCGACGATGGCGTAGTCCGTACCAAGGTCGCCAAGCACAGCGCAGAAGAGCTGACGCGCTGCCGGCCACGACTCGTGGTGAACGTCAGCGACGACATTCTGACCCGTGACCTGCTTGCCGATGCGCTCGGCCTCCTGCTTGAACTTGCGACCGTCGTCACGCATCTGAAGATTGCGGTGCATGGCCTGCTCGCCATCGTCGTCGTCCGCGCCGAGTCCGGTGATGGACATCAGGCAGTACCTGCGGAGGTAAGACAGGGCGCTGCCCATGCCTTGAGGATCGTCCTTGGCGATGCGGGTGGACGCAGTGCTGCCGATCCACTGGCCGCTCTCATGGATGAGCATTGTGGTCAGCTCGACCAGACCTTCGGTGCTGCGGGACGGAAGCTGCACAATAGCCAGCCCGTTCTTGGACAGCGGCTCACGCACAGCCTCAAGGCACGAGGTGAGGTCGGCGTACTTGCTCTTGAAGTGAGGGTTGTTGCTGTCCTTGATGGCGTGCCTCATCACACCCTGCGCCTTCGACAGCGCCAGGGCAAGCGCCCCGATCTCGTTGCTCTGCGTGATCATGCCTTCTCCTTGGTGGCACTCTCCATCTACTCGCACGCTCACGCAGCGGCAACATCTTTCTTTCGCTTTCTCTATCTTGCGCTCCATGATGCACGCTGCTACATCAGACGACGGAGGCTCAATGGTCTACGGTTCTGTCTGTTCAGGCATCGAGGCGGCATCCGTCGCATGGCACACCTTGGGGTGGACGCCTGCGTGGTTCTGCGAGATCGAGCCTTTTCCCTCTGCTGTCATCAAGGAGCGATACCCACATGTCCAAAACTACGGAGACTTCACTCGTCTCTCCGAACCAGATCACCCTGTTCGATCTACTCCAATCGACGTCCTCGTCGGTGGAACCCCATGCCAAGCATTCTCCGTCGCAGGACTCCGCAAAGGACTCGCCGACCCTCGCGGTGGCCTTACGCTGGAGTTTGTCCGACTGGCGCAAGCACTTCGCCCAAGGTGGATCGTCTGGGAAAACGTCCCCGGCGTCCTGTCACAAGACGACGGACGGGCGTTTGGCTCCTTCCTCGGGGCGTTGGGCGACCTCGGGTATGGGTTCGCCTACCGAGTGCTGGACGCGCAGTATGCCAGAGTGGACGGCTACCCTCACGCCGTCCCACAGCGACGACGCCGTGTGTTCGTTGTCGGACATTCTGGAGGAGACGCAGCTCGTGCTGCCTCGGTACTTTTTGAGCCGGAAGGCGTGCGAGGGGATTCTGCGCCGCGCCGAACGTCGAGGAAAGGAGCTGCCTCCGATGTTGCTCGCGGCTCTGCGGAGCGTCAGTGGCCCAGCGACGTAGCATGCACGCTCGCCGCATGTTTCGGCGAGAAGCTCGGACTAGAAGACCAGCATGCGCTCGGAGGCGCCTCGCTGTTTGTGCCTGAAGCACGCTTTTGGAACGGCGCAGACGTAGCAGAGTCGCTGACCTGCACGAGCGATGACCAGCGCATGCCCGACAAGAACAGAATGCAGATGGTCGTGCACGCTGCGGTGGTGCAGCCCGCTGTTCACTTCGACGTCTACAACCACAAGACCACTGGAGATGTATGCGGCGTCGTCCGCGAGCAGCACGGAACGAACATGAACGCCGTGCTCCAGCCTTCCATGGCCGTCCGTCGCCTCACGCCGACCGAGTGCGAACGCCTGCAAGGTTTCCCTGACGGATGGACGGCCATCCCGTGGAAGGGCAAGTCGGCCAGCGAGTGTCCCGATGGGCCTCGGTACAAGGCGCTCGGCAACAGTATGGCAGTCAACTGCATGCGCTGGATCGGCGCACGCATTCAAGCGGTGGAGGAAGCATGATCACCTTCGGAATCGACCCAGGCATGAGCGGGGCAATCGTCGGCATCTCCGATGGCGGCAACGTCATCTTCGCGTGTGCAGCTGACGACAAGAACGGAGGCTACTGCCGCGCAGGTCAGATTGACGCAAAGGCCATCCGTGGCTTCATCGACTTTGCAGCGAAGGCCGGCCCCGTACGCATCGTCATCGAGCAGCAGCAGTGCCGCCCTATGGAAGGCCGCACCAGCATCCTCAAGATCGGCAAGAACTGGGGCACCATCATCGGTGCGTGCCACGGCTACCCCGTGCTTGAACCCATCGCTTCGGTGTGGACGAGGGCCATCCTCGGCAGCAAGACATGGAACACACAAGCAGAGAAGAAGGACTGCACCATCGCGTTTGTGCAGCGTCGCCTGCCTTCCCTTGACCTCGTGCTTCAAGGTAGGCGTACTCCGCATGACGGGCTTGCCGATGCTGCGTGCCTTGCTATGTGGGGCATGTCGCAGCCATGAAGGTGGTAGCTCGTGGTTGCGCCTTGGGACGTTCCCTCGTCGCTGTGCTGGTGGTGTGGCAGGCGGGGGAACGTCCCTCCTTATTGGAGGTGAGTGATGTCGTGGCTTGATGAAGCACGCGCCATCCCTGCTGCTGCCGTGGTGCAGGCGCTCGGACTCACCGTGTCACGCCGTGCGCTCGGCCCATGCCCTACGTGTGGAGCGCAGCGCCGCTCGCGTAGCGACAAGCGTCTGCCCATGATGTTCGACCACAATGGCGCATCCGTGAAGTGTCTCGCCTGCGGCGTTCACTCTGGCGGGCTGTGGCTTGCAGCTGCTGCCGTCTTCGGTCGTGCTCCGCAGTCAGGTGATGACTGGTCGCGTGTGCGCTCGTGGCTTCAGGGCGTCAACCTGCTTGCTGGTCATGGCGAGCACGTCGAGGTCAACCGTGCTGACCTTGCGCCTGTCGTCATCGAGCAGACGCCACCTCCACCTGTTGACCAGGTCGCCGCGCTCCTGCGCTGCTGCCGGCCTGCCTCTACCGATGCAGAGGTAGCCGCCTACCTTGAGCGACGCGGCATCCCTGTCGACGCTCCATGCGGTGCGCTGCCCGTGCTCGACGTCTACCCTGACTGGTGGCCGTGGGGTCGCAACTACCCGCTCATGGTCGGGGCGTACGATGGTATGGGGAGTCTCCGCTCTTGCCATGCTCGCGCCATCACCGACAACGTGATGGGCAAGACCCGCTGGCCGCGAGGCTACGCTGCTGGCTGGCTCTTCCTCGACCCGTGGCGTGCTCGACCGATGATGCAGGGCAAGCCCAACGAGGTGAGTCAGGTCATCATCGTTGAGGGACTGACGGACTACCTCGCTGCTGCATGCGCTGCCCGCAGTGATGACGCTACCGCAGTCATCGGTGGTGGTGCTGGCTCATGGAAGCACCTTGCCTCCGGACGCGTGCCGGGACACGCTACCGTCTACATCGCCACCGACCAAGACGCTGTAGGGGAGAGATACGCCAGCGAGATAGCAGATGCCCTCGCGGGATACAGCCTCCGACGAATCAACCTCGCACTCTTCGCTACCACGAAGGAACACCACCATGTCGCATGACCTGCCTAGTCTCCTCGCCGGAGGACTGACTCTTCCCGACCTGCTCAACGCTGCGGAGGTCAAGCCGTCTGACCTCAAGGACGACAAGACCCGCGCCAAGCTCGCAGCCTGGGCCATGAAGTCTTTCGTCGCCTTCTGTCGCAACGCTGCCGGCAAGCCCAAGGCAGAAGGCATGGTCGATTGGGCATCGCTCTGCACGCCGCGATTCATGCTTGCGCTCGGAGCGCAGTGGAGTTTGGAGCAGGAGCCGCTCATGCGCGAGGTCTTCCTGCTTGGGCAGACGCCAGGCTGGAGCAAGTGGAGTGCGCAACTCCTGACCATGGTGCGGTCAGAGGCTCGCCGTCTGTCGCATGGCCGAGCCGGCAAGGGCGGCACGCGTCGCATCACCACGCTGACCGAGAAGATCCGCGCATCGCTTGGCGACATCGTTGACGAGATCGATATCTCTGACGACGTGACCTGCCCCGTGGGCTTCCGCGTGGATGCCGGCGGCGTGTGGAAGATCGTCACCGACGAGGACGGAAGCGAGCGGTCGGAGAACCTGTGCCGCACACCCATCCTCATCACCGGCATCATGCGTGACGTGGACAGCGAAGGCTCCTACGTCATGCTGCGCTGGCGTTCCAAGGGTCGCTGGCACCAGCACGTCTGCGGACGCAAGAGCGTGCTCGTCGCGACCGAACTATCGCAGCTCTCTGCGTTCAACGTCCCGGTCAGCAGCAACAGCGCACGCGGATTGGTCGACTGGTTCGAAGCCTACCTGCACCAGAACGAGGCGGCTATCAACGAGGCCGTGACGGTCGGCCACCTCGGCTGGAACCAGAGCGGCTACATGTGGGGCCGTAACCTCATCACGCCTGACGGTATCGTCATGGCTGACCTCGACACGGGTTCGTGGGAAGCGGCGCCTATCCACCTCGACATCAATAAGCCTGGCTTGTCCAGCATGGCGAAAGGTTATTTCCAGCGTGGAACGTGGGACGAATGGTGCAGCATGGTCAGCCGGCTGCGCCAGCACCCGCGCTTCGGGCTAGCCATCCTCGCGTCCATCTGCCCGCCCATCCTCAAGCATCTCCCTGAAGCTCCGAACTTCTGCCTCGACTTCGGTGGAGAGACGAGCAAGGGCAAGACCACGGCGCTGCGCTTGGCGGCGAGCGTGTGGGGTTCACCGAGCGAGCGAGACAACGGGCTGGTGTGGTCGTGGGACGCGACGCAGACCTGGATCGAGCGCGCTGCTGCGTTCGTGTGCGACATGCCGCTCATCCTCGATGACAGCAAGCGAGCGAAGCCAGACCGCGTGAGCTCTATCGTCTACGCTGTGGCGCAGGGCATGGGTCGAGGCCGCGCCACGATCCAAGGACTGCAAGAGCAGACTCACTGGCGCACGGTGCTGCTGTCCACGGGCGAGGCTCCGCTCACCCACTACGCTACGGAGGGTGGAGCTGCTGCACGCATCCTGTCGCTGTGGGGTTCGCCGTTCTCCAAGCACGAGCCGCTATCGCACGGTGAGATTGCACGCCTGACCAGTCGCGACGCGCACCGGTACCACGGTCACCTCGGCCCTCGCATCGTGCAGATGTTGAACGACCCTGCGATGGTGTCTGCCCTGCGTGACCAGTACGACCGCAGCGTGGATGGCTTCAGCGACATGCTGAAGTTCAATCCCATCGGTGGACGCATCGCGCAGTACCTCGCCGTGCTTGCGTGTGCGGAGTTCCTGTACCAGCGCACGGGCGCACCGCAGTTCATCCGTAGCCCCATCACGGAAGCCTACGGTGGCGTGGCTGCGTCGATGGTGAATGCTGACCGTGCAACCTCGGCCATGCACGACATGCTGTCGTACCTTGCATCAATGCAAGCGAGTCTTGAGAAGGCTCCTGGTGTGAGCAAGGATGCTCCCCCGCAGGGCTGGTCTGGTCGCTGGCAGGGCGGCGACATGTGGGAGTTCATCGGCGTACGTCCCGACATCTGCAAGGATCGTCTGCGCTTCTGGGGCTACGACGCAGCAGCCATCCTCGCGACGTGGAAGGAGCGCGGGTGGACGCGATGCGATGCGAACCACATCACCTCGACCATGACCATGTCGGGTGCGGTGGTGCGGCTCATCGTCGTCAAGGCGCAGGCCAAGTACGACGTGAACAACCAGGCGAAGTTCAACGTGCTTGAGACGATGGACGAGGCCATTGATGAGCGCCGCGAGGAGATCGCAAGCGAGAGCACAGAGCAGCAGCCGCTCTGGTAAAGCAAGAGGCCCACTCGGAGATCCGGGTGGGCCTACTTACTGGCGTATCGATGGAAGGCTTGCTGAGCAGAGGCTGATACGCGCATCAACGTGTAAGTAACTCTTACAGGTTGAAGTCGTCGCAGTAACGGACTCTGACCTTTCGCTTTCCCCAGGTACGCGCCTCCTCGACTGTGGGCGCGAGGATGTCCAGCCTGTTGCGCTTGCGTACCTTTGAGCCTCTGTCCTGCACGGTCACTCGCTGCCAGCGTCGGTCGATGTACAACTCAAGGCATGTACCGAACGCCCACGCTGGCGAGGCTGCGACGTAGCCGTACTCGTGCTCCGCTCGCAGACCTGAAGCCATCGTTCCCGTGCAGCCATCACAGTTCGCGACGTAGGCTGTCGCAACCATGAGCCAGCTCATGCGCTGAACCGTGGGTCAGCAGGGCCATCGACGTAGATGACCTCGACATGGTTGCTGGTGAGGAACGCAGGCCCAGCGTCGCCACCAGCGTAGCCGTTCTTCACGCAGTAGACGCGACCGATGCCGGCGTGGAAGATGAGTTTCGCGCACATCAAGCACGGCTGGCCAGTGACGATGAGCCATGCGCCGTTGGTGGCGACGCCTCGCCTGGCTGCGTTCGCGAGGGCGTTGCTCTCGGCGTGATGGCATCCCAGCTCTAGCCGCGTGCCCGACTCCACATGCTCACGCTCGCAGGTCAGGCCACCGCACAGCGGGTTCGGACTGCCACGACTGGTGCCGTTGTAGCCGTCCGAGATGACGCTGTTGGTGTGCGGGTCGATGAGCACCGCACCGAACGAACGACGCGGACATGGCGACAGGCTGGCGAGGAATAGGCACTGCTCGATGCGGACGCGGATGTGCTTCTCCTTCATGTCCCCTCCTCGCGGCGGTGCTCGCCGCGTTCGATGGCGTCTGCCAGTAGGTAGGTCGAGGCAACCGGCCGCAACAAGCGAAGCCACTCCACCACGGCGGCGCGCTCCCGCTTCTCCCCCGCTGCAAGGCCCATGTCGAACGCACGCGAGAAGTCCTCGTTGCTCAACACGCGCTGCGCTCGGAGCCACTCAACCTCTGCGACGAGCGCGTTGAAGTCCTCGGCGCGCACAGCGAGGTAGTGTCCTCCTGACATTGGTACTGCGCGTTCAACGATCTCCTCAAGGTTGATGCTCACGCTGCCTCCTCGGATGCCTTGGTGGTGACGACAAGCTCGCGCAGTATGGAGCGCAGACGCATCCTGTCTACGAAGCGCCGGCACCGGTAGGTCACGCCTGGGAACTTGGCATCACGGATAGCGACGGCATCACCAAGGCGACCCGTGTATGCGCGGCGTACGACCTGCGCGATGTCAGGCCGGTCACCGATGACGAGCAGCTCGCGCCCCTCCACCGAGGGCAACCGCTCGCGGGCAGCGAGTAGTCCCTGCATCGTCGCGTATACCCACGCCTCCACCTCGGTGGTGACCCAGTCTTCCACG